CATTTTTTTGTTTCCTGATCCAATTTACCATCTCGTAAATTACCCGCTTATCAAGACGACCAACATACCCACAAGGAGTAAAGTAAAAGTCCCTCTTTAAAAAGGTCAGATCAGAGTGAGATATATAGTTTTCCGTAACCGTAACTTTAGATGTGGTAGTATATTTCATTTTAAGTCTAGAAATATAGTGGTTGAGATGATTCATATTAAATGTAATTGAATCATCTAAGAAAAAGATATGGTCATCACCATAAACAGCAATTGTAGTCTTTGAATTTAACAAACTTGCAATGCTAGAAAAGTTCAGGTCAGAATAATCTAAATAATACATAAAGAAACAATAAGAAAGTATTAATTTATTTATAAGACTATTATAAAGAGTAGTAAATGGTTGACCTGAAGGATTACCACCATTCATGGTATAACGTTTGTCCCCAAACTGATGTGATGCGAAAATAATATTGTCAAATATGTAATTTAAAGCATAACGGTAATCTTCTGTCTTCGGACACATCTCAATTATTATTGAGCGAACACTCTCACAAAATTGTAGGGGTATTGTGACATCGAACGAAGAATAGTCGCCAGCTATATATTTGGGAGCATAAAGTTTTTGTGTGTAATGGCGATAAAAATCATCCCATTCACTGGAAAGAGGATTTAGGCCGGACATTACAGAATTATACAGGCGAGTTTCTTGAAAAAAAACAAGAATCATTAAAAGATACATTCTCGCATATATTAAGAAATCCAACGGACAAACTGAAAAAAGTCGAGTACGTCCTTCTTCTGCTTTCTTTAGTGGTAAACGTTCATCCTTTAAACAATCTAACCATTGGATAGGTTGATGATTTTCACACCGTTTAAGAGATTTCAACAACATTGGAGTAGGCTCAAAAGGTTCATTGGGACTTTGCTGTTGCAGCAAATCTTTCTTTTCTATTCCACTAAGTACAAATGGCAGTCCTGGTGATGTTTGAAAATTAACTGATTTTATGATACCAGGAATTCCATTTATTGCAGTTGATAAATCAACT